ATAATATATGACCCAGAAGAACCAAGTTTAACGAAATATAATATAGTTTTATGTGAACTATATAATAAAGAATATCATGGACAAGCTGATGGAGAGATAAATTATCATTATTTAACGTTAATGCGATTTACAAAATATGACTACAATTATATAAATAGTATTATTATACAAAATCCTTTAAGATTTAGATTAGAAATTGCTGAATGTTTATATTTACCATCGTCACATTGTGTTTCTATTTTAAAAATGCACTGGTTGAAATTGATACAACGTACATGGAAGAAAATTTATAGCACCAGAAAAAGGACACTTTTGATGCGATCACATCCTAATTCATTAAATTATAGAGAAATTAATGGAAGATGGCCTAACAATTGTTCCATTTATCCAACCTTAAAAGGTATGTTATCAAATTTATCTCTAATGTCTTCTAGAAGTTTTTCTTGAAGTTTTTTGTGACTTTTGTTTAGAAGTAATGCTTCGTCTTTTAGTATTTTTCCCATATATAAACCCTCCTTTTTGCTTCATTGTTCTTTTTATTTTTTTAGCACCATAAACCTTATTACCACCAAAAACCTTAGAACCTAAAAAGTTTTGGCTTATATTTATTTTATTATCTCGTAAAATTTGTTCTATTTGCCTAACATCGTTTATACCTTGCATTTCGCGAAGAGCTTTACGAAATTTTGGATCATTACTGTCTTTACTTGCTTTTTCTGTTAAACCTGTAAGTAAATTTTGATAAGTCATTCCTCTAATTCTAGTATTTGGTTTGATTTTTTCTCCTTGTTGCATCATAGGTTCTCCCTGTGGCATCATAGGTGGTGCTGGTTGCATGATAGGCTGTCCTGGTGGCATCATATTCTGTCCTTGAGGTATAATATTCTGTCCTTGTGCAGCAAGAGAAATATTTTTAATTGATTGACCCATTTGCTCACTAATACTATTTAACAAAGTTTCAATCTCTTGTTTACTCTGAGCATTAGGAATATCTGCCATAAGCATTTGTAAATCATCAGCGGATTGATTAATAGCATTTGTAGCAGCTATTAATCTTTGAACAAGTCCTTCATTTTCACTTCTAAGATTAGCGATTTCAGTTTGTAGAGCGGTACCAGAGTTTCGTGTTTGGATCATTTTTTCTTCTATTTCTCTTTGTTTATTGATAAATTGAGTGTCCTTATCCCTAATTTGTTGTTCAAATCCAATGAGTTTTGATTCACATTCTTTAATTTTCTGCATCAATTGAGCTTCTTGTTGTTCCAATTGCTGTGTAGATTCTTGTGTCAATCTAGCTAGCTCCTCAACATGAGCCTTATCTCTTTCATCTCCAGTTCTACTCATTTCCTGACGTAAAGCATCTAATTCACCTTTCTGTGAAACCGATAGTTGGTTTAAGTCTCTTAACTGAACTTGATAATTGTCAATTTGCTTTTGTAATTCCGCCATTTCAGCCATTTGGTTTTTAGTTGCGTTATCCTGTTGAGACATCTTAGCAATTAAATCATTTCTTTCAATATTTAAATTTTCCAATTGCTTACTTAATTCTTGAAGTTGACGTTCTTTATCACCCATATTAGCGTTATTTGTGGATATTTGTGATTGTAAATTATCTGTCTTATTTTTTAATTCATTGATTAAATCCGCTAATTGTTTAAGACCAGTATTTATTTCTTGGAGACGATTTTTTAAATAGTTAGCAAATTGCTCTTTTGATTGAACACTAGCTTGAATACCACTCCTTACCGCGTTTAATTTATCCATCTTTTGTTGGAATTCATTCAAAAACCCTGGTTGTATCGACATCTATATATATTAAAGCGATATAAAATTTACACCTTTGAAAATTAATTTGTAAAATCGGTCTTTTTACTGGAATCCTCTTGGGTATCATTTATAAGCGCGTCTAAACTATTTTTTATTGATTTTACCTCTCTTAATATTCTGGATTGCTCTGCCTTAGCATCTTCAATATTATGTTTGGTTAATCTACCTGATACAGTTAAATCTTTAATATATTCGTCTAAAACTTCTAATGCCCTTATTTGATCTCTTTTTTGTTGTTCAAAAAATCTATAATAATTTTGATAATCATTTTTCACTGCTTCTAAAAATCTATTTTGCTTTGTTATAAAACGAAGTTTTTTTTGTTTATCGATTAACATTTGTTTTTTGGCTTCAATAACTTCTTGTAATCGAATAAATTGATCATCCCGTTCTTTAATAGGAACAATTATGCGTACATGATAAGGCATCATTTGGTTCATTCTTAAAATAAACAATTATTTTATTATTATTCAAATAAATTTAAAATCTTTGTTATATATTATTTAGAATGTCTAAAACTTCACAAGAGCTTCTCCTAACACCTGACGATAATCGTTTCGTAATGTTTCCAATTAAATGCGATGATATATGGAAAATGTATAAAAAGCAAATGGATTGTTTTTGGAGAGCAGAAGAGATTGATTTATCTAAAGATTTAACTCATTGGGATACCTTAAATGCTGACGAAAAATATTTTATATCCATGATTTTGGCTTTTTTCGCGGCAAGCGATGGCATAGTCTTGGAGAACTTAGCATCACGTTTTATGAATGATGTGCAACTTGCAGAGGCTAGAGCGTTTTATGGATTTCAAATAATGATGGAGAATGTGCATAGTGAAACATATAGTCTTTTAATCGAGACATATATCAAAGATAATAATGAGAAATTGAAACTCTTTAATGCTATTACAAATTATCCATGTATAAAAAAGAAGGCTGATTGGGCTCAAAAATGGATCCATGATAACCGAAGTAGTTTTGCGACTAGATTAGTTGCCTTTGCTTGTGTAGAGGGGATTTTCTTCAGTGGCGCATTTTGCAGCATTTATTGGTTGAAGAAACGCGGACTTATACCTGGTCTAACATTTAGCAATGAATTGATTTCGAGAGATGAAGCTCTTCACTGTGAATTTGCTATCCTTTTATACAGTAAGTTACAGAAGAAGATTGACAAGGCTCGTATTCATGAAATTATTAAAGAGGCAGTTGATATTGAAACTGAATTTATTTGTGATGCATTACCATGTAAATTAATTGGAATGAATTCTGATTTGATGACACAATATATTAAATTTGTCGCTGATAGATTAGTAGTCCAATTAGGCTATAAAAAAATTTATAATGTTAGTAATCCTTTTGATTTTATGGAGTTAATTAGTTTGGAGTCGAAAACATCCTTCTTCGAGCGTCGTAATGACGCTTATGCTTTAGCAAATAAGACTGTTAATGATGATGTTTTTGAATTATCTGAAAATTTTTAATTAAAATTGAGTTATCTTATAAGATATTATAAGATATTTTATAATAACTACTTAAAGACAAATTTATAATAATATAAAATGCCGAAAACTCAAACGGACTATTCGCATACAACAATTTATAAAATTTGTTGCAAAGACCCTTCCATCAGTGATATTTATATCGGACATACAACAAATTTTACAAAAAGAAAAAATCAACATAAAACAAATTGTTGTAATGAAAATAACAAAAATCATAATCAATATGTTTATCAATTTATAAGACAAAATGGAGGTTGGAATAATTGGAATATGATACAAATACAACAACATAAATTAGAAAATAAAAGAGAAGCAGAATCAACAGAACATTATTGGATTGAAAAATTATCTGCTACTTTAAATTCAAATAAACCTTATGCTATGTGTAAAGAAAATCCACAGCAATACAAACAACACTGGTATGAAGAAAAAAAAGATTATGTTTTACAGAAAGCCAAAGAACATTATCAAGAAAATAAAGAACATAAACTTGAATATCAAAAACAATATGCGGAAGAACATAAAGAGGAAATCGCAGAAAAACAAAAGGAATATAGAGAGAAAAATAAAGAAAAATTATCCGAACAAAAAAAGGAATATAGAGCAAACCATAAAGAAGAAGCATCAAAAGCACATAAAGAATGGCGCGAAGCAAATAAGGAAAAACTTAAAGAACAAAGGTCTCAAATAATTAACTGTGAATGTGGTAGTCAATATACTTTTGGAAATAAGCATAGACATTTACAAAGTAAAATTCATATTGATTATCAAAATAAACTCTGTGGAATAATAACAGAGGTTGAACCAAAAATAAGTGAAGAAGACAAATTAACAATAACAAAGCAAAAGCAAAAAGAATATAGAGAGAAAAATGCCGATAAAATTAAGGAATACAAGAAAAAATATAATGATAAAAATAAAGATCAAATTAAAGAGCAAACTCATAACTATTACCAAGAACACAAGGCAGAAATAAAAGCCAAGGTAAAAGAATATAAAGAAAATAATGAAGAAAAAATTAAAAATTATAAGGAAGATTGGTATCAAAAAAATAAAGAAAAAATACTTGAAAAACAAAAACAAGTATTTTTATGCGAATGTGGCTCTGAAGTTAGATGTGCTGGAAAAGCGGAACATTTAAGAAGTACAAAGCATAAAAATTATATCGAAAATTTACAGATTATACCTCTTTAAATTGTTAAATTAAATATATTATTAAACTACTTAAAGACCCATACGACTTCACCCGTACCAATTCGTAAAATACTTATAATAAACGGATTAATTTATTATAATAATAAATACATATAAACATTTATTATTATATCAATATATAATATAATGCTAGTAAACCTCTTATTATTATCACTATTTTGCATAGCAACAAGTAAAACTGTACCATCTACTGTGGATGAATTAAGTATAGATAGTTATTTAGGACATTGGTTTCAAGTTTACGGAGCGCCAACAAATACCATTTTTCAAGGATACGGAACTTGTATAACAGCTGATTATGGATTATTAGATAACGGACAAGTAAGTGTTTTAAATTCGCAATTAGATGAAAATAAACAAATTGAAAAAATAAACGGATATGCTTATTATAAAAATATTTCTGAGCCAGGACAACTAACTGTTCATCTTGATGGTGTTCCTGTAGATTCTCCATATTGGGTAGTTAAATTGGGAGAAATTGTTGATAATCAATATCAATATAGTATCATAACTACTCCATCTGGTATATCATTATGGGTATTAACTCGTGATGTAGAAAAATTTAATCAATTATATGCTGAGGAAGTTGAAACATTTTTAAATGATTATAAATTTAAATATACTACAATAGAGCAAACAGACTGTGAGCCAAATGTAGACTATTTGAATAATGATAATAATAATAGACTTAGAAGTAATTACCAAACAGAATGTCAAGTCGCCAGTTATTTAAGAAAATCTGGGTTTCCAGAATATTCTGTGCCAACTATGGTGTGCACTAGTAAATACGAAAGTTCTTATAATTGCGATGCTACAAACAAAAACACAGATGGGTCGACTGATTATGGTTTAATGCAGATTAACAGTTATTATTGGTGTTCTGGTGACCCTAAATCTAAATATAACAGTTGCGGAACTACTTGTTCTAGTTTATTTAATTGTCAAACAAATACTAACTGTGCATATACTGTATGGAAACAACAAGGTTATACAGCTTGGTATGGTTATAAAAATCATAAATCTGAATGTGATAATTATAAAATTAATTGTTAAATACGCATTTCTTTAAGTTGTCTATTATAATATATATTTTACATACTTAAAGACCAGATATTTAGTCATACTTTTCGACCACAACATTTTTTGATATATTGTGAATGATTTTATCTTCCTTCTCAATATCATTATTTCCTAATCCTCCCATTACTTCTATAACCATTTTATCGTATTTATCAGATATTCTTGAAGCTGGGTTTTTGTATTCAGGGTTCTTCTCTCGAAATTGTGGTAACAAACGTATATTTTTATTTGCTACTCTTTTTATTGCCTTTCGTAGTTTTGTTTTATTATCATCTTCCTTCTCCCATTTGTCCTGATCTTTAACATATATTGTTTCTCTTTTTTTATCCATACAATGAACTGGTCTTAATGACACATCTAATGCCTTCAAGTTTGTAGTAATAATATTCGAAATTCCATTTACATATCCTACTTCACCCATTTTCTCTAAATCTGATAGCTGCAACTTAATCGAATCTACAAAATCCATAATATTCATAGCATCTTTACATGTTTCATTTAAAAAGAAATTTAGATTAAATGCTTTATTATGTGAGTTTGTATTATTTGTCGTGTTATTAGTTGTATTATTAGTTGTATTATGCGTGCCATTTTTAACTATTTCTAAAAGTTCTTTATTTTGATTAATTATCATAAGCAATAGTTCTTTATCAATAGTTATATGCTCTTTTGAATTTTCAGGTTGTGTTTTTATTTCTTCCGTTTTAACAACGTTATTACATTTAGATTGATGCTTCCATAAACCAGAATTTGTTTTAAAATGTATCCCACATATACATGAAAAAGTTTTTTCAAGTTTTTTTATTTCCGTGACATTTCCTCCCTGACGGACAATATGTTTCTGTCTTGTTATATGTCTATCCCAGTCACACTTTTGATAGCATATAAAGTTACAAAGTTCGCAGAAATATTTTTTCAAGTTTTTTTCAAGTTTTAAGTTTTCCTTAATTTCCATATATAGG